CCCTCGGCCCGCAATTGGTGGGCCAGAATTCACCAAAAGCGCGGGCGGCTTCACCTATCTGACCCCGGATGGTAGCCGCAAGTGGCTTTCCAATCAGGATTTGATTGAAGTCGATGAGCCGCCAGAACGCGCTCGCACTGTACGCCGTCGCTTGGCGGCGCTGCCACATTACATTCGCCGCTACTACTCCCAAAAGCTGGAACAACTCGACAGCAAAGGAAAGGCCGCCGCAGACAGCTGGCTGGTTAAAACCTTCGAGCGTCATGTACTCAGCCGCTTTGACAGCGTGAATGATCGATATCTGCCGCAGGGGGCTTTTCCTGCGGTGCTGATGCCTTTACGTGATCAATTCTGGCGGTTGCTCTGGGCTGGCAAAAAAGAACTGAAACGACTGGCGTATAACCTGGCTGACATTATGGGCAGCGAGTTTATGCGCGAGTTTGATTTCCAAATGGCACGGACTGAAGACCCATACTTCGCTACCCTTTCCGGTTATGGGCGCATTGGTTTTCTGGCCTCACACCTGAATACAAGCGTCCCGGCCTGGCGCGCTTACTGCGACGAAACGCTGGAAGCCGAAACGGCGCTTAGTGCAGTGGCCCGCCTCCAGACTCCGGCCTGGTGGCTTAATCGCCTGCGTCGTATGCACGCCCGCTGGCGTGAGCATCTGATGATTGCCACGGGCTATGTACAGAAGAAGTCAGCGCCTTACGCCAGCGATCCATGCGTCAGTGAATGGCAGGCCCAGAAAAAGGCCAACCGTGAATATATCAACGCAATGGAGCTGGAAGACCAGGACACCGGCGACCGTATTTCCCTGGCCGACAAAGTACACGGCAGCATTGCAAACCCGGCTATTCGACGCAGCGAACTGATGGTTCGCATGCGCGGTTTTGAAGACCTCGCCAAAGAAGCAGGGCTGATTGGTGACTTCTATACGCTCACAGCACCGTCACGTTATCACGCCACCCAAAGCAACGGGCGAAGGAATGATAAATATCGCGGCGCATCACCCCGTGACACCCAGCATTATCTCTGCAAGGTGTGGTCAAGAACCCGCGCCGCCTGGAAAAGAAAAGGCATCCGTGTTTTCGGTTTTCGTGTAGTCGAGCCTCACCACGACGCGACACCTCACTGGCATCTGTTGCTGTTCATGCGCCCTGAACATGCTGAATTTGTCCGGGCAATCTTCCGCAAATATGCACTCAAGGAGGACGGGCATGAACCCGGCGCGCAGGAGAATCGTTTTATTTGCAAACCGATTGAAGAGGAAAAAGGCAGCGCCACCGGGTATATCGCGAAATACATCAGCAAAAACATTGATGGCTATGCCCTTGATGACGAAACGGACGACGAAACCGGAGAGCCACTGAAAGATATGGCCCGCCGTGTAAGCGCCTGGTCGTCACGCTGGGCTATACGCCAGTTTCAGCAGATTGGCGGGGCACCTGTCACGGTGTATCGGGAATTACGCCGACTTCGTGATCGCGAGTTAGTGCTGCACCCCGAAATTGCCGAGGCCCATACCGCAGCCGATGAGGGAAATTGGGCGGCGTACATTTCCGCGCAGGGCGGCCCGCTTGTCGCCCGTGATTGTCTCCGGGTTCGCCTGAGCTATGACGTCACCGAAAACGGCAACGTATATGGCGATGACGTAACAACCATATCCGGGATTTATTGCCCCTTTGCAGGGGAGTCATCCCTTATTTATACCCGCACAACGCAATACAAAATCGTGCCGAAGCGCGCCGAAGATGACGCACCCGGTTTTGATTTTGACGTTTCAGGCGGCATCGCCGCCCCTCGGAGTTCTGTCAATAACTGTACGCGGGAGCCGCGAACGGTTGAAAAACAACCCGATCCCTTGTTCATGGTCGGAAATGATGCTGTCAGATCGAGCGTGGACTACTCCGCACTATCCAGAAAAGAAAAAAAAGCAGTCGCTACGCGGCTCGCAGATGAGTTTCGTGAAGAAGAACGGCAGAAGCGCGAGCGCCGGAAGCTGATTCAAGCGCGGTATCAACCGGGTGAGCAAGCCGAACGTATAAGGGATTTTGCCCGGTCGATTGGCTGGGATATCGGGGAAACAGAAATCGGTCTGCTTATAGCGGGCCAGCGCATTGCTCTGGACGGCGTTTTTTACTGCGCCCGGAGCGACGGCGCGCTTTATCGGACGCGGGAAAAAATACCGCAATCAGTTAACACGACGATTAACACTTGGCTGGAACGGTTGGGAGTCAACTACCGAAGAAAGGACCGATTTAAGAGTGAGTGATTCGTAAGCTGCAATTTGCTGCTTACAACGATGGTAATCATGGATGCATTGAGGGAAGTTGATACAGATAGAGGATAAAAAATATGCCCCGTTTCCGGGGCATTTGATTTTTACTTACTCAAGAGTAAGTTGTTCAGGACTGCATCTATACAATGTAGCTAGCCGTTCAATGTTGTCTTTGCGTGGACGCTCTGACTTTTCGAACTCGGACACTGTAGATTGCTTGATGCCTAATGCCTCAGCTACTTGCTTTTGCGTTAAGCCTCTGTAGATACGCCATGCAGCCTGCATGGTGCAGCCCTTATCAGCAAGAATGTTGATAACGTCGTTTGGATACCGAACGTCATCAGATGTGCCGGTTTCGTTTTGAACAGGCTCGTATAACTCTTCAAGATCGGAATCGAGAGTTAATCTTTCGAACAGTTCAATCGGCACGACCGCAGAGATTCGATTACCTCTACTGTCAGTGATGAATTGAATGTTAGCCATCATTTCTACCTTAGAATAAGTCGCTGATATAATTGGTTTATCTATCTAAGATAGATGGTGACCTATGCACATTTGTTCGTCTAAAAACCATAGTTTATTCTCCGTTTAGTAAGCTAATAAGTTTATTTACCATTTGAGTTTAAAGTGGGGCGGGGAAGCCCCGCCTCTCTTTAATATGTCGTGGATGTTCGGCGCAAAATGCGCTGAATCTCTATCACTAACGTCTCTCCATTTAGTAACTCAAAGAGCACACGATAGTTTTGAACCCGCAATCGATATTTCCCGTCCTGGTCCGTGAGCTTTTTAACATCCAGCCCAGTTAAGTCCGGGTAAGCCTTCATTGCATTGACCTTAGCGCTGATGGCCTTCTTGTCGCTTGAGGGGATAGAGCGTAAGTCCTTAACGGCCTTACCGGTCCATTTGATAATTGTCATGGAGACCATCCTCAAAGGTAAATTGTAAAAGAGCACGCCCCTTGCGGGACTTTCAAGAATATAGGGTTTAACCCCTATATTGTCAACAAATCCCTATATAAAACCCTATATTTTCAATTTACTGTTCTTCGACCCACTTTGCCCATTACCAAGAATGTATTCATCCCCTTCCCGACTAAATACCACATGCAATTGAGGCCAGAGTAGATGCAACACTTGAGCCTATAATTGTTGGTAGGTTGCTAATAAGCTTAAAGAAAAAGCAATTACCAAAAAGTTGCACTTCGAATGTAAATGCCCCTTTCCCCTTTTTCTCATTACGTGATACTGTATGTTTATACAGTAATACATTCTGGGAGGGATTCATGGTTCTTGAGGATTTCAGTCAATTGCAGCACAAGTGGGCCTGCGTTCAGTTCATTGCAGAAGTATCCTTGCTTGCGAACTGTAAGCCGTCCGATCTCAAATTGGCATTGAGTCTGATTGCAGACCTCACTCACGAAGCCCGTGGTGAAGCCGTGAGCAATATCTATTACGAGGCGGAATAAAAATGCGAATTAACGTCACGTTGGATAGAGGACAAAAAATCGCCCCTGCGATGATCGACGCATTTATGGATGAATTATCAAAGCGAGTTCTGCCGGTTTACCCCAAAACACAAATAACGATAAAAAAAGGCAGCACAACCGCTACCGAATTACTGGGCTTTGAGACTATGGCTGATTGGGAAAAAGCCGGGATGATGTTGCAGGAAATCTGGGAAGACGAAAGCTGGCGTAGTTAGCGCGAACCCCAAGGCGGTTTAAACGTTCTGTTTAGACCGCTGCGGGGTTGAACAACGAGCAACGCGAGGCGTTAGGTTATGAGTGGAAAAGACAAAAACTATCAGGTCGTTTTTCAGGGTAAAGCACTTACACGATGCTCCCCGGGCGGCTGGGTATTGTTCCAGCGCATCGGAGATCCGGCAGACAGGGACGGCGAAAGAACATATTGGCTGGGGCGAACCATGGCGGGACTATTTGCCTTCGGTCCAAATTATCCAGTAGGTTATGACGATGCTATTCAGTACATAATTCATGCCGAAGTTGAGTTGCGCGCACAATCATTGCCACCCGAAGACACCTCCCAGATACCCCTTTTCTGAATTAGCATGTCGTGCATGACTATGGTGCATGAAAATGAAGGATCGTTTCAGGATCGTTTTGCCTTCGTGCCGCCCTGTCTGGTGGGCTTTCACCACTTTCATGCACCTGCATGAAAACCCATGCATAAAGCGGGCAGGCGTGGCGGGGCTACGAGCGCGCGTAAAAGCAATAAATATCGAAATTAAGTAGCTTTTTTCTTGCGCGGCGAGCAGTGTTGTGTGAGCGCTGACAGTTAGGATTTATCTGATTATAATTTATGGAGGAGTCATGGCTTTAGTATCTGATATCAAAACTGAAGATAACGCAGTTGCAGCCCCTGCTACTGCACAAGTTACAGCATTGCGTTTAGGAACAGTTCTGCGACGCAGATTCGAAGATTATATCCACAAACGAGAATGTAGCCCTGACCAACAAGATTACAATGTAAAAATGGCAAGTCGGGCACTTGCAGCTTTCACAATGTACCAGCTTGGGGGAATTGATGATAAAGAGGCAGGTGAAGCGGTATGCGACAGTACCAATGATGGCGGAATTGACGGAGTAGCAATAAATCATAATGAGAAAATAGTCGTAGTTGTCCAATCTAAATTTAATCAGGCGGGGAATGGGACTTGGACTAAACCTGATTTTCATTGTTTCAAAATTGCCTGCGAAAAATTGCAAAGTGAACGTTATGAATTGTTTGATGAGATACTTCAAAATAAAAGTAGTGATGTTAGCACCGCTTTGAGTACGTTCGGTTATAAATTTATTTTTGCTATGACACATACTGGTAAAAAAGGTGCTGCAGAAGAAATTTTAAGCGACATGCAGGAATGGCAGGATCAATTAAATGAAGCAGCATTTACACCTGAAGGACAGCCTAGTGACGAATGGGACTTTCAAGTCCATTTGATTTCCTCTGAAGATCTAATGCAATGGCTGCAGTCTGGCTCACGAAGCCAAGTTGATTTAAATGATGTTGAAATAGAGCGTTTTGGATATTTAAATGAACCACACAAAGCTTTCTATGGCGTGGTTAGTGGAGACCAAATTGGTGAATGGTGGCGATTGCATGGCACGCGCCTATTTACTAAAAACATTAGAAACATACTTGGCAAAACAGAGGTCAACGATGAAATCAAAAAAAGTGCCATCGACAGTCCAGAAATGTTTTGGTACTACAACAATGGAGTTACTGTTCTAGTTAAAGGGTTCTTTCCCCATAAAAAAAACGCGGCACCAAATATTGAACGCGGCAGCTTTGACTTTCGAGATATAAGTGTAATAAATGGTGCTCAAACTGTTAGTAGTATAGGTGCATGCGTGGATCAACTTGGGGAGGATATTTATAAATTAAAAATTCCTGTACGATTTATTGTTATAGATGAAGATCCTAACGATTTAATAGCCAATACAATTACAAGGGCAAACAATTTCCAAAACAGAGTTCTTGGTAGAGATTTTGCGTCTCAACAATCCGACCAACATAGACTATCTAGAGAGATTGTTTTAGAAAACTATCAATACCAGATACTTAGAACGGATGAGAACTATGCTCAAACTAATAGCAAGGTCATTGATTTAGATGAGGCTCTAAATGCATTGGCTTGTTTAACTAAAAGCCCAACGCTCATATCAACATTAAAATCAAATCGTGGTCGATTTTTTGAGAACTTCGACGGCTCTCTTTATAAATCCATTTTTAACCCAAGACTCAGTGGATTGAAGTTAATCAATACCGTCATTCACTTTAGAGTTATTGAAAAATTAATAGCGGAAACATTATCCGTTATTGATAAAGCAACCAACAGTAGAAAGCACTTAATTGTAACTCACGGAAACAGATATTTTTCATCTGTTCTTTTAAATCAGATACCTAACTTAAGTAACAGCACCGAAATACTAACCCCGGATGAACATGCACTTTCGGTAACTCTGCATCAATTAATTCAGGATGTAGAAAATTACATAGACCTAATTTATCCTAATGCGTATCCGGCAAGATTTTTCGCCAACCCTGCAAAAATACAAGAACTTTACGACAATGTTTAATTAATAAAAAGGGAGGCACGCCTCCCTTTTTAAAGGTAATACATCAAGAAAGATAATCCCTAAAAGTAATAACCTCATCCCCCTCCCATTCGTTGTACTCTTTCATCCGTTCCTGTAATGGAATAAGTTCATTTCGTACAAATACTCGACTTGCTTTCTCGACATCCCCGAATCCACCCGTATTATTGGGTATTATCCCCATCAACTGTGGTGGCACCCGGTGAGCTGCTAACATGTCGTCACGCGATACGTTTTTGATATTCAGAAACTCATCCTTTGCCGCTACTTCACTGAGCGGGATAATCTGAATCCCGTCTTTCTTCCCATTCGGTGAGTACATGAACAGGTTGCGGAAGTTGCCCGGCCCTTTCGATTTCCTCAGTGCCTCGCGGATATTGTCCACGTCACGTTGATCTGCAGCAGGGTCAGACATGTACATGATGAAACCTGCATGGCTCCCGTTCAGGTAGTATTTGCGGCGAAACAGTGTGGCTGATTCATTAAGAAGGGCTGACGGGATGGCAGACAAGTATTGCGGCAGGCCGTACAGCTCCTGATTCAAGTCGGGTTCCATCAGGTGAAAGACGCTACCGTGTTCAAAGGCGTAGGGCTGTTTGTTATAGCCATACTGCGCGAACCAGTATTGATCCGTATCCACGCCCCGGCGGGTGTATTTTGCCAGTGACGGTTGTAGAGACAGGGTTTGCCCAAGGCGGTTAACCCGCCGTTCAAGATAGGCATTTCCGAACGTCAGAAAGTCCTGGGCGAAACGCAAAAAAGCCTGCTGTGACAGCAAGCGATGCGGTTTAAACGTGCTGGTCAGTATGTTGCATTTCACCTGAATTGCGCTGCTGTGGTGTACGGCTGCGCGGTAAGTTCTTGCCAAGCCATCCATGCTGATCGGCGGCTCATACCATCGGTCAACCTGCACACATTCGAGATAGTCGAACAACTCGCGACGGTCGAGAACGGGGATCGGGTCGCCAAAAGAAAATGCCTCCGCATGGGCAGAGCTGGCACTGCTGGCCATATTCGAAACGGGCTGGCTGCGCCCGCTTACTTTCTGGTACTTACGTTTGCCCATCAGAAAATCTCCACAATAGAGCTGTTGCTGGCGGTGGTTCCTTCCAGCGGTTCGTTGAATAGCGCGTGCATGGTCGCCCAGGCCAAATCGGCGTGACTGGCTTCCTCGCTGCGTCCTGCTTCGTAGGTTGGGCGGTTGCCGCTGGCGGTGGTGGCGCGCCGGATAGCCATAAAGCTCTGCGCGATATCGGTCAGACCCGCGTCGAATTCCAGGCGGCGGGCGTTGATAATGTCCCAGGCTTTGAGCACCAAGGCGTTTTTAACGTTGGGGTTATAGATAAATTCACGGGCAGCCGGAAAAAACTGTTTCACTGTTTTATAAACGCCGTCGCCAACGCCGGTCGAGTCGATACCGATGTAAACAACGGTATAACGGCGGGTGAGTTCCTCAATCTTTGCCGCCTGGGCGCGGAAGTCCATACCGCGCCACTGATGGCGCTCAAGAATCCTGAACTTGCCGCCGGGAACATCAGGTGGCGCAATGACCACGCACCCGGCACTGTCACCATTCTGCGTACCTTTCGCCGGGTCATAACCGATCCAGACCGGTTTCCAGCCGTAGGGGCGAATCAGCAGTGGTTCGAAGTCCTCCCATACATCCCAGCTGTCGACCATGCACCCCTGCATCATCGCCAGCGGGAAAACGGACGCCAGGTCATCAACAAACTGACACATCAGGAGGTTTTCATATTCATCCGTGCTGTATTCCAGCCGCAGTTGGTCGAGGTCGAAGAGATTACAGCCGCCGCTTACGGCGTCCTCAATCGTGACAATCTGACGATATTGACCATCCGGGCAGCGGACACCACGGGAAAGGTATGTATGTGACAGGTCGAATTCAACACGGTCGGCTTTCGGGCGGCCCTTATTGAAAAGCGCGCCCGACCAGAACGGATAGGCGCTGTGTGTCAGGCTTGATGGTGTTGAAAAGTAGGTCTGACGCCATTTTTTATGCAGCGCCATGCCTGAAGCGACTTTGCGCAGTTCCTGGAATTTGGGGATCCAGAAATATTCGTCCAGGTACAAATTGCCGTGGTAGCTCTGAGCGGTGCGGGCGTTGGTTCCCAGAAAATATAGCGTTGCCCCGTTTTGTAGTGTCATCGGATCGCCTTTCAGGTCTACATCAACCTCTCTGGCAAACTCGATAATGTACTGTTTAAAAACGTGTGCCTGTGCCTTACTGGCTGATAGAAAAATCTGGTTTCGCCCGGTGGTCAGGGCATCAATGAGTGCCTCACGGGCAAAATAGTACGTCGCCCCAATCTGGCGGGATTTGAGGAGGTTGCGAATGCGGTTATCAACGCCAGCACGCCACCAATGTTTCTGGTACTCAAACATGCCGGCACGGAAAACATCTTCCAGTTTTTCGATCTGTTCTTCGGTGAACTGGTTTTTTTCAGGGGGTTTGCGTGGGCCTTTGTTGCGGTTAGCCACTTTTGGGTTCAGGTCGGCTTCATTACCGCCATCATTGAATTTACCGATCCGCGCCTGCTGAACTGCCTGGCGTGATAACAGGTCGATTTCTTTGTAGTCCCTCCCCTCTTTCTGCTGCTTCATTACCAACTGGCAATAGCGCGCTGCCGTCGTGAGCTGCATCTGTTCAAGCGGCCCGATTTCAGACCATTTATCGCGTTTTTTCCAGCTGTGCACCGTTGCGGGTTTTTCGCCCAGCATTTCAGCAATGCGGGCTATACGAATCCCGCCGAAATACAGGAACATAGCCTGTTTACGCGGGTCAAGGTCGGGGTTGAGCAGTGTTGTATTCATGCCGCAAGACTACGGCCCGCCGCTGTCCTTCACCTCTCTGCCCTGTTGTGCCAGTTTCGGCACAATTGCCCTTCGTTGTCTCACACTGCCCCTCGCCGCAAACATAAGGCTCTGAACATGTTACGAACCAACCGGAGCCGGACAGATGCCAAAAAAATCAAAGCGTTTTCGCGTCGGAGTTGAAGGGGCCACAACTGATGGTCGCATCATCGAACGCGACTGGCTAACGCAGATGGGCGCGACCTATGACCCGACGGTCTACACCGCGTTAATCAATATGGAACACATCAAAGGCTATACCGCCGATAGCCCATTCCGTCGTTACGGCAAAGTGGACAAGCTCGAAGCGGCAGAAATTACCGAAGGCACGCTGGCTGGGAAAATGGCGCTTTATGCATGGATTTCTCCCACCGATGACCTGGTAGAACTGAACGACAAGTGGCAAAAACTGTTCACCTCAATGGAGGTGAACCCGTCTTTCGCAGACAGCGGGAAAGCCTACCTTGTTGGCCTGGCTGTCACCGATGACCCGGCAAGCCTGGGAACGGACATGCTGCAATTTAGCGCCAGCGCACCGCTCAACCCGCTGGCCCGCCGCAAACTTGACGCAGGCAACCTGTTCACCGCAGCTGAAGAAACGGTGATTGAATTTGAAGACCTGTCCGAAAAACCCGCGCTGTTTTCCCGCATCAAAGAACTTTTTACCAAAAAAAGCGCCAGCGATGACGTGCGTTTTTCTGATGTCCATCAGGCCGTAGAACTGGTTGCTCAGGAGTGTCAGGGGATTTCAGAAACGGTCAGCAGCATGAGCGGTAAGCACGATGACACCACTCAAAAGCTGGAAGCGCTCTCAAAGGATTTCAATGAGCTGAAGACGCAGCTCGCCACGCAAGACAACCGCAGCGAACGCCGTCCGTTTTCAACGGGCGGTAATGACAGCGCTGAAGAACTGACCAACTGCTAACGGAGCCGTTATTCAATGAAAAAAGCAACGCGTTTTAAATTTAATGGTTACCTGACGCAACTGGCGAAACTGAACAACGTGGCTGTGGAAGATGTCACGTCGAAATACAACGTTGAGCCGTCAGTCAGCCAGACACTGGAAACCAAAATTCAGGAGTCTTCCTCCTTCCTTCAGCAAATCAACATCGTGCCGGTAGACGAGCAGTCCGGGCAGCGCCTCGGTCTGGGTATCACCGGGCCTATTGCATCCACCACGGATACCACTCAGGGCGAACGCTCAGCAACCGATCCGACGTTCATAGATGGTGACGAGTACAAATGCACCCAGACCAACTCAGATACGCTTTTGCGCTATGAAAAACTGGATTTATGGGCGAAATACAAAGACTTCCAGACCCGCATCCGCAATGCCATTGTTGAGCGCCAGGCGCTTGACCGCATTATGGTCGGCTGGAACGGCATCAAGCGTGAAAAAACTTCAAACAAGCTGCTTTATCCAATGCTTCAGGATGTGAATATTGGCTGGCTTGAGAAAATTCGCCGTGAATCGCCGGTTCACGTCTTCAGCAAAATCATCGGTGAAGACGGGACTGTCGTATCCCCCACCATTAAAATCGGCAAAACAGGTCATTTTAAAAACCTTGATGCCCTGGTCATGGCGGCAGTCAGCGAGAAAATCGCAACCTGGTATCAGGAAGACACGAAACTGGTGGCAATCACCGGCAGCGCCCTTCTTGCAGACAAATATTTCCCTATCGTGAATCGCGATCAGCCTAACACCGAAACGCTGGCAGCCGACATGCTGATCAGTCAAAAGCGTATCGGGCAAAAACCGGCTGTGCAGGTTCCCTTCTTTCCGCCGAATGCCATCCTCATCACGCGCCTGGATAACCTGTCAATTTACTGGCAGGACGGGTCGCGTCGTCGCGCAGTAATCGACAACCCGAAACGTGATGCTGTGGAAAACTTCGAATCAGTGAATGAGGCCTATGTCATTGAAGATTATGACTGCGCCTGCCTGATCGAAAATATCGAAATTCTGGATGACGGCGATGATGCAGTGCAAGGCCAGAGTTTACAGACCATGGCGGTAGCCAGTTCCCTCAGTGATGACGATCTGGCCCGTATCGCGGCAATCGCAGCGCAGGTCGTTCAGACGATGAATGCCGGTGGTGCATCTGCGGAAACAGGGCCAACAGGCGGCGCAGCCAGCGGGGAATAGAAATGAACCCGTTACGTGCACACACGCAGTACATCCAGGCTCAGGAGGCCGCCCGAAAGGGCGGCAATGAAACGATGGTAACGACGGGCTACAACCGCATGTTGATGCAGCTCTCAGAGCATCAGCGCCGTCTGAAAGGTGTCCAGTCTAACGAGCGAAAAGCTGAGCTTAAGCGGGAATTTTTGCCCCTTTATGCCCCCTGGGTTGCGGGCTTGCTGGCGTCGGATTCACCCGGTCAGGACGATGTGGCGATGTTCATCATGATCTGGCGTATCGATGCAGGTGACTACACCGGCGCGTTAGATATTGCCCGTCACGCACTCCGACACCGCTGGGTGTTACCGCAGCGTTTCAACCGCACAACCGGCACGGCAATTGCGGAAGAGTTTTCCGATGTGGCCATGAAAGCTTTCACCGCCGGTGAACCTTTCAGCGCCGCCATTCTGACGCAGGTACTCGATCTGGTTGAAGACCAGGACATGCCGGATCAGTCGCGGGCACGTCTTTGTAAAGCCATGGGCTATGCCCTGCGTGCTAACGATCAGGCGGTTGCGGCCCTCTCCCAGCTTAAACGCGCATTGCAGCTCGATTCGGGCTGTGGCGTGAAAACCGATATCCGACAACTGGAAACCCTGTTGCGTAAAACCGTAACGGGTTAATGAATCGTGCACCCGCGCGGGGCGGCACGGGGTGGCGACAGGATTTTTAATCCGCGTCAAAACCCCGTCCACCGCCCAACTTTGGGGGAGACCATGAATATGAAATTTGTGTCACCGGAACCCGTGACACCCGGCGCTAACGACACGATCAAAAATACTTTTTTCTGGCCCGAAATCAGCATTTCGCAGTATCGGGCGTCAATGAAAACGGATGGCACGGTGACTAATGAACGTCTGCGACCGGCGTTGTTAACAGCAATGTCGGAGGTCAACGCGGAGTTATTTGTTTTCCGTCAGAGGCAGATGGAACGCGGGCTGGAAAAACTCGATGACGTTCCTGGTGAAAGAATTGACGGGGAGCTGGAGCGCGTCCGTCTTTACCGCACTGCCGTATTTGGCTGGGCAAAGGCCAGCATTGTTGAGCGTTATCGGGACTACGACGCAACAGGGGAAGGAGCCAAAAAAGCGGATGAAATGGAGGACACGCTGGGCGAATTGTGGCGAGACGTGCGCTGGTCAATTTCTCGTTTCCTTGACTTGCCACACATGACGGTAGAGCTGATCTGATGAAAGTCTGGGCGCAGCAGTACGACACGGTAGATGCGATTTGCTGGCGTTACTTCGGCAAAACGCAGGGGCTGACAGAGCAAGTGCTGAAACTCAATCCCGGCCTTGCTGACCACGGGCCGACGCTGCCGCACGGGCTGGAAATCGAACTGCCGGAACAGGCGTCTTCAGCGGCGGTAAAGACCATCAAACTCTGGGAGTAGGACGAATGAATGTTGAACGAATCAATGCCGCGATCACTTACGCCATCGCGCTATTTCTGGCCTGGCTGGGTGATTTCTCCGTGAAAGACCTGAGTTCTGTTTTTGCGATGCTGATCGG